GGCTTCCGCTGATTCTTCCGCGACTTCTGCTGCGTCTGACCACCCTGCACCGTCGCCCTCTTGTTCTGAGCACGTCGCGCCCGAGCGCGCCGCCGACGAGCACGCTGCGCTTCAGTTGCCATAGAATGAGAAAGAAAAGTGGGAAGGCTCTGAGACACTTCAACCACAAAACACAAACACAATCCACAAAAGTCCAAAAGAAGGTAGTTTCAAATGTTTCTACCAATATCAAAGAGTTTTATGCGGCGGACATTCAAGATCACCGCACTCATACACAACGTCGCGCGTGTGAAGTCTTTCCACCGCGTCGTCCGTCATGTACTCGATCATGTCGACGCCCTGACCTTCTGCCCACGCTTGGAAACGGCGGATCAGGCCGCGGATCTCCTTATTGTAGAAGTGCTCAATTAACACAGACTGTGACATCAAGCACAACTCGTACAGAGTATCGCACCTATTGATCGCCATCGTAGCAAGCGCACGCTTGGGGTTCGGGACGCCGACCCAACCGAGCCTCGTCGACAGGAACCGATGCTGACAGAAAGACACCCTGTGAATGTCCGTCAACTCCCCTCCGTCGTACTCAAGTCCTAGCTCCGACGCGAAGCGCTTGATGTCGGTGGGCGTGAAATCCAGGTTAGTACCATAGATGTAATCATCACCCTCCACCATCGAAGACGCCGCATCGTGCGAAGCATCCGGAAATTTCCGATAAAGAGAATAACGCAGAACAAACATTGACAGAATGCTGTTGTCAACCTTGGTGTTGTAACCACCACTGGGATTCGTGCCGCGGAGCTGAAACAGGAATCCTTGGGGAGCATGTACTTTCGGGTTCAGCAAAACGCGTACTACCGTTCCGTACAGCTCACCATGTTCAACCAGTTCGCCGCGCAATCCATACACCAGTTGGCGCAACAGAAACACTTGCTTAGAATCAAATTTATGGGCATCTCCTTCACCGAGCCGAGCAAACCGAAGGTGCCTTACTAGACGGTCCGTCCCTCCACGCAGGAAGGTGCCACCCATGCAGCCCTCGAAGAAGGTGCTCGAAAACTGGTCATTCCAGCGTCCAAACACCATCACCGTAGCCACGAGCAGCGCCAACTCACACGGAAAGAACAAACGTGCGTCTTTCGGAACACCATCGACCTCATCACGAAGCTCGTCCTTCAGGCTCAAGGTAAACATACCACGACTCTCGAGCTCATCCAAGTTGTCCAGCCGGGCACGAAGCGCAACGAGCGCCTCAGGGTTCGTCAACACCTCGCCCTTCGTCTGTCCATACTTATTCCACTCGAAACCCGCACTGCTTCCCCGAGTGTTCCTCAGGATCCGCTCGACTGCTTCCTCGAACGTGAAACCAGTACTATAGCCGACGTTCTCTCGCAAACTGCGTCGTACATGATAGTACGCCTTGTTCCAGGCCACCGGATCAATGTCCAGCGGCCGGCCAGCGTACCTCGACAACGAGTTGAGATACAAGTCTGGGTATTTCCTAGAAATTCCACGCCCGAGGCCGTCGGGGGAACTGCGATGAAATTGATGCCAAAAAGAATTAAAACCAAGTCGAGAATTTGCAATCATTGCATATCGAAAACTCCTGCGACCCATCAAATACGGGCCCCAGTTCAGAAAAAAGAATAGGCGATGTTGTGCGTGCTGCTAGAGCCGCAATGAACACCAACAGCGGCCCACCGGCCGTCCACATAAGCGAACACCAGCGAACCACTGTGCCCCGGCAATGTGCCGCAGGTGTGGCGCAGCTTGCCCTCGTCCGCCTGAAAGACGGAACCAGAGCTCACCGTGCCACTCTTCCAAATCAGCGCCGACGCGTGCGCCGCGTTCATGCCGATCGTCTTCGCTGCGCGCGGCAGCGTAGCTGGCGGCTTCAGCACCGCGATGGCGTCATCCTTGTCCTCGTTAAAGTACCGAACAACAACCACCGGCTGCTTTCCAGCCGTATCCCAGTACGCGCCGCCGTCACGCACCGCGTGAGCAATCGACACTACTAGCGGCGAACCATCGTGCGACACCGCGCCAGCCATCGCGCGATCCGAGCCGTCCTTGTTGTAAAGCGGGATCTCACCACTTGAGTCCGGATGGAATGGCGGCAGCGCGTGAACACGCTCCGGATCAACGGCATAAGTGCCGTCGTCCGAAACCTTGCGTCCACGGTTGCCGTCACCGTCTCCCGAACCCATGTAAGCGCCCTTCCGCTTCACCTTCTTCTTCTTCTCGGTTGCGTTGACTGGCTGAACCGTCTTATCGACAAGATCACTTGGTTCAACCTGCGTCTTCTCCGACTTCTCGCTCGATAAACCACCAAGCAAGTCTCCGAAGAATCGCCGAAGGCCACCCTTCTTGCTGACCTTCTTCCATGCTCGAACAGTCACAACAGACAGCGCTAAGATCGCCACTAAAACAGCAGCGACACGCCACCTGTTGCGCTTCAGCCGAGGCCACAGACCGGCATAAGAGCCGAGCCCCACCCGGTTCAACATCGCATCCGGCAGGTCAACGTTAAACGTCGACCGCTGGAAGCAGATCTTCCGCAGGAGGGACATGATGCGCTGCAACGCCGCGAACTCTTCCTTTCCATTGCCCCAAAAGAACAGGGCAATGAATCCGAGATCAGCGGTCCACTCAACCAGCTTGAAGACGCGATCGAGTCCCCGGTCCACAGTCTCCTTGGCAACAACTTTGTGCTTGACCAAGGCACTGAGAACGCGAACAATCACGAGCGCAGAAACAACACTGGTGGCAGCGACCGAAACCTTCAGTAGCGTGGAGATATCTTTCACCAGCTCTTCGATC